TCCTATAACCGCTTTAGTTAGTTCTTTAATCAACGTTTCATAAAGAAAAGCAGTATTACGTTTCTTGTTGTGTTTTGACTTCATTATCTTTTAACTCCAATTCCGTAATCAAATTTTTGATATTATTATTAACTTCGAATATCTTTTTCTCTTCGCTTGAGTAATTAGTCTCTTTTTCTTCGTAAATTCCTTTACCTAAGCTTAATAAATCAGAAAGTCCTTTATGAGTATTTCTTCTTGTCCCTTTCCCCGACTCATAAGAATAGTGACCTCTGTAGCTTCGTCGTCGGGCGCCCATATCTCGCTTATCAGTTTTTACAGGTATGTACCACTTAGCTTTTGATTGCGAAGTAGTGGTTTCGGGGCGTCCCATTATGTCTTTTCTTTGAAGCTTATACCAGTCTTTATCGTCTCGTTTAGCGGGCGGTGCCAAAAGAGCAGTTTCTTCTTCTTCTTCTCCACCTTCTTCTCCTTCTGGCGGAGCTTCATCTTCCGGGGGTTCACCTTCTGGAGGAACTTCGCCTTCTCCTGCAGCGGCGGCCAAATCAGGAGGAAGGCCCGGTGGGAGACCAGCTGGTCCACCTCCCATTCCTACTTCTCCTTCTGTTCCTAGCCCTTCTAGTGCTGCAGCTGCTTCCATTGCGGCTTCGAATTTGCGATCATAAAACATTTCACGCTGAATTCTAACATATTCATCATCTGGCAAGTTAAATATATTTCTCGCAACCCACGATCTACTAAAGAACCCTTCAGTTGCACTAGTCGCAATTTCAAATTTTATTCTCCAATTTTCAAGTTCTTGCATTTCTGCAATTTTTGACGGATTACTTAATGCTAACTTAAAAGACACCAAATCGTCATTTCTATATCCAAGAGTAAACAAGTGAATGACGCCTATTTTTTCTAACTCAGACAACACCGATCTTTGAAGCCTTTGAATCGTTCTCGCAAAACGAATATCTTTTTGAGCAAGAGTTGTTTTATCTTCTTCAGCTCCCTCGCCTCTAAAAAGATATGATTGAGGAATCTTTAATGCAGCAAATAATTTGTCTTTGAGATATTTAACATCATCAATATCTCCGGTGTAAGCGCCACCAGGTAAACTTTCAACTTTTGTTGAACTTCCCCCACGAACAGGAATAAAATAATCCTCTTCAATACTCATAGGATTGTAACGCAAATCAACGCGGCCAGTATCGGAATCAATAACTTGATTTCGCTTCATTTGAGTCATTGCTTTCTGCATAAACTGTTCCACGTCTTCTGGTGGTATATTGCCAACGTCTATATAAAAAATTCTTCTTTCCGGAGAGCGAACAATGCGATAAGCCATCACTGCATCTTCTAAAAGATTAAGCTGTCTAAAAATTCGGCGAGCTGGTTCTAAAATACTTGTTCCATACGGAACCCATTTGTCATTCCCAAGAATACGAAAATGTGCAATTTGCCAATTTTCAAAAGTTATTCCCCCTGAATTCCATTGATACTGAACATAGTTTGGATTGCTTTCGTCTTCGCCCTCCAATCTCTCAACTTCACTAATCGGCAAACCAATTACATTTTTTACTCCTACTTCCTCATCGATATCCAAATAAAGAAAATAGTCACCAAACTTGCACATAGAACGACACCACCCAAAAAGATTAAATTCAACATTTAAAATATTATTAAAGAGATTATCAAGAATTCCCTTAATCTCTTCATTCGGGCATCTTATATCTAATAAAGGTGTTAGTCCGGTTGAAGTTGTCATTTCATCTGCATAAATATCCATCGCAGAAGCAATAATTGGCTCGTACTCCATTTGATCAAAATCTGCATATCTTTCAATACGATTTTGATTAGCCATAATATTGGCTGTAAGATTTTCAAATGGGTCAAAAGAAGTTTTCTTAAACTGTTTACCAGCTGCAGAGGTAAATTTATATTTATCTAGATGTCGTCTTTTTTCTTTTCTAGGTGTTTGACTTCTGTAATTTATAATTGGGCCGGAAAAAAGCCTTGTTAATCGCTTGAATAAGCGCGATTGTGGATTTCTTGGGTTTTTATCGTTTTTGTTCCTGCCTGCCATTTAGTTTATCCTTTAAGAAGCCAAACAAACTTCTTTTGTTCTTCTATACTTTTCTTCATTTGTTCGCTTTTTCTAATAGGCTTATAGCCTCGCATTCCTGGTATAGTCGTATTAATTATATTATCAGATTTAAACATAGAACTTAAGCATGCTTTATGATGTTCGATTTTTCTTTTGTTTTCCACAAATACCGTATCTTTTATCCAACACCCAATTGCAAAAGACATAACTAAGTCATCATTTTCTGAACGCATTGCTTGTGCTTTCCCATTATTCCAAATAAAAGTTTTAAATTCATTATAAAGTCTAGACGAGTACGTTGTAATTAGCTTGTTCCTCACAAATTCTTCCATTTTCGCTACAATGATTGGTCTAGTTTTTAGACTAGTGGTAAAACCAGCTACTCCATTAGAAATATTTTCTGCAGTTAATTGATCAACATATTCATGAGTTGACTTAACGGAAAAATAAATATTTGGGTATTCCATTTCTTTTAATTTTTCTAGAACTGCGAACCCAACTGAATTGTTTTCGACAACTAATAAGCAATTGCCATATTCCTTGCCGGCATCAGAAAGTATATTTGAAAAAATATCTGGCGTTACTTTTCCTTGGTATTCTGCAACTATCTCTGCTGTTTCTAGTTTGAAAACATGAAATACAGAATAATCTTGTCCATCACCTCTTGCAACATCTGCAGTCAGCATGTATGTGTACTCTGATTTATATTCTTCCCAGATCCACAAATTTCTATCGAACCCAGTTCTATACTTTGGCTCTTTGACACACTGTTCGATAAAGCTTATATCGTCAGGATGGAGAACGGTTTCACCAGAAGTATTAAAATTGCATTCCAACTCTTGAGCTACTTGCCTGATAGACATGTTCTTAGTTTCTTTCTCAAACCAAGTCTGATCACGATCCGGATGCACATCCCATAATAATTTTACTGAGTGAAAATCATTTCTTCTCGATTCTGCATCAATATACGTTTTATAAAACCAACCACCAACACCATTTGGAGTGCTAAGTGCAATAACGCGACCACCAGTTGAAATTGTAGGATACAAACCCGTCCATAATTCATCAAGACCATCAACATGAGCTGCCTCGTCAATGACCAACAGCGACAGAGCCTCTGAGCGGCCGGCATCAGAAGAGGTGGTAGATGCTTTAATCTGTGAACCATTATCTAGTTCAAAACTAGTTCTGTTGTCGACTATAACTTTAGAAATTTGCATCCATTCCGGAAGACGTTTGATAATAGATTTAACCTTTTTAACAAGATTACCAGCTGTACTAAACTTTGTTGCCATAACAAGAACATTTTTATCTCGATGGAACAACATTAACCAAACAATATAGGCTGCTGTAATTGTTGAAATACCAAGCTGTCTTGCTTTTAAAATGATGTTAAAACGATAATCATTGAAATCGTTAATGAGATCTCCCTGATAATCATAAAGCTTAAAAGGAATCAAACCCCTCATTGGATGGGAGATTTTGCAGTAGTTGTTTATAAAATAAACAGGATCCTTCCCGCCTCTAAGGATCTCTTTTGTGACTTCTTTCTTTGTTAATTGATAAGACATTCATCACTTATCACTGTTCTTTTTTTCTGGTTACATTTCGAGGCTTCGAAGTTTTTCCCTTGTTGAAAGCCAGCCAATCTTTAGTAATTTTATCCAATCTTTCCTTCCCGGAAGAACCTTCTTCGACTGAAACAACTCCATCAAGACCACCAATCTTATATACACAATTAGCTTGACAAGAACTACGAACGTTGCTGATATGTTGAACATTAATGTCTACATCACCTTCCTTTGTTAATGTCAAGGTATTACCAGTAACTTTCTTATATTCTCGTTTCAAATAATTTGCAACATCATTGACAGTTGCTGAAATGTTGTTCTCAAAATTACTTTTATCGTGAGTTTCTTTTAATTTCATTTCAGTGTGATATAGAACTCTCAATTTGTCTCCTTCAAAACGAATTTTGAAGCCATCAATTTCACGAGAATCCAATACGGGATCTCCCTCTTCTCTACGGAGTCCTATTGCTCTTTTTTCGCCGTCGGCATTATAGCGTTCATCATGCGAACCATCATAAGCATTTGCTGCAGCTTGTGAAATTCCTGTAATAATGTCTAATACTGTTGCCATCAATCTTCTCCTGATAAATTAATCTAATATAAGTAGTTCTTTATTTTCTTAATACCTTCGATAATCATTCAAAACAGCTTCAAGTTCTTCTTTTTGAACAGCAACTTGATTAAATATATTTTCCAGTGTCTCCGGAGAAGGATACCAGTAGAGATCGACACCGGTTTTATCTTCTATTCGCTTCTTCTTTTCTGCATACTCCGGGGCCGCAATTGCGCGACGATGTGGATCCAGTGTTAAGAAGAATTCAATATCTGATGGATTAATTTTGCTAACTGCGCCAAAGAGTACATTGTATCTATCACTGTCATTCTTCACAGGAATTCCTGACAAATCTGAATTCAACTCAATAAGATCATTATACATTGCTCGTTGAAGTACAATCTCCGGAGCTGCATCGTCATGGTGTGCGAAGAGGTCTAGCTTGTTCTGAACGTCTTCTTCATTTTTGTAATCGTTTGGCAGCTTATAAGACCTTGACACACCCCTAACACCTGTTGCTTGTTCAAACGTTTCAGCCGGCGCATTATACGGTCCTTTACCAAACATATTGTCATCGCCAAGCAATGTCCCTAGGGCACGTCCAACCGTATTTAAGAGATTTTCAAAGAATCCTTCTTTCATAAGCGACGCATTCGATATCATCTGTTGAGGTATTTCAGCTTTAATTTTTGGCAAACTTGCTTCCTTCAAAACAACTTCAAGTTCTTCTTTGACAATTTGTTTGAGCTGCGATTTTGTGAATTTGATTTTTTGTTGTTCGGTCATTGCTCGTCTTTGCTGCATATCAACTTGCACAAGAGAATTCATTTTATCTTTCATAACCTCGGGATCTTCTGAACAATCAAGAACAGTATCGAGATATGTATCTGCACCAAGTTTGCCCTTACATATATCAATTACATCGTTGGATGTAAATCCTCCACTTCCTACTCTTCTTCTAAGATCTAAGACTCTAGAACGAATTTCTGTAGGCTCTAACATGTAAGGGCGTTGATGTATCCTGAAACTACCTTCCTCCTCGCGAGGAGTAAAGGCATTCTGTGCCCATTTGTTCAGTGCAGGACCGACCATGGAATCAATTAAATCGTTTTGCCAATATGATAATTCTCCTCCTCCTGTAATATCAGGAGCATCCGGATCACGAAAAGAAAAATCTGTGACGTGTTCGCGTTCGTGCGTGCGCACGTGTTTTTCTTGTGGTGGGTGCAGCACATCCCCTAAAGGAAGAAGATTTAAATCTATATCTTGCCTGAGTTTGCCTGCAGTTCTTCCAGGAATCATCGTCCCGCTCTCCGGATCAAATCTTGGTTCAACACCCGGCAAGTGCGTCATGGTGGCACGGCCGGCGAGGCGATCATGCATCTTTTTATATTCAACCGGCGTTTCATATGTCACTTTTTCTATCCATGGCAATATTTCATTTTCATATTTTTCTTTTCCAACTTTCTTTTCCCATGCTAGTCTATCAACACCTTTTGGGTCTTTGTAAGTTTTAAGATAGGCTTCTCGATGCTCATCGGAAGAAGCTTCAGGCCACTTCAGAGTGGGAAGCGGTTTGGGGGCGTTTTCCCGCTCAAACTCGGTGCGAGGAGGTTTAGGCGGCGTAGTGTGGCGTTTAGTGAACTCTGTGAAATCGCGCATCCATGGAGTTTTTATACCGACTCTTTCGCGGGGGCTAAACTCTTTTTCTAATACATCTTGTGGTAGTGAGCGAATAGCAGCGTCGAATTCTTCGTCAGAGAGCGCTCCTGAATCTTTTTTTTTTGACGGAGATGGTGATTTGATCTTTATCCACTCAGGTTTCTCAGGATCATGTTTAGGAAAACGACCGGCATGAGCCCCGGGGCCGGGCATTTGTTCCTTCAAAACAACTTCAAGTTCTTCTTTGACAATTTGTTTTAATTGAGACTTTGTGAGTTTCACTTGTTGGGTCTCCAGCCTGAAGTCCATCGTTCTTCTCGATCTTCCACATGCTGGATATAACACTTATAACAACAACTAAACTTGCTCATGTAAACGTCGTCCTTAAGATCGAAAGAATAAATATCGCACGCTTCGCAAATCCTATTACTTTCTTTATTAAGTAGTTTTTTACTAATTAAAAACCCGTCTTTTTCGATCTTCTCGACCTTCTCTTTTTTTCTGTTTTGTTTCTCTGTAAACTCTTTGAGTTGAGAAAGATATTCTTTCTCTTTGGTTTCGTCCCAATTGGTTTTTGGATGCTGAACTGCTTCTTTGCCATATTTCTTTTCTATGGCTTGTTCAATCTTTGCAACGAAATTTGGATCTTTGTTTTTCTTCACCTTAGCTCACTATTTGTATCCGTAATACTCAATTATAACAGTTAAGGTGCCGGCTGTTGAATCTGTTGTGCCGTTTCCCCCTTCAGCATTACAAATATACACATATTGATCTGCCGACGGGGGGTTGATTACAGTGTCTCTGCATACCCAGACTTCATGTTCATCGGCCGAAGCCAAATTAATATCTTCAGCACTAGTGCTATCTGTGCTGTCGGTGTTGGCTACTCCAGCGCCCAACAATTCAGTTCCGGAAGCTATAGCAGAATCAGCACCAGTCCCAGAAGTTGCAGACATTTGAATATTCACTAGATGGGTTCCAAGGTTACTTGCAGTTCTTACTACAGCAGCAACACTTGTTATAATAGCGGCCCGTGGAATTACAACTCCTGGTAATTCAACAATAACTGTGTTATCAACATTGTGAGCATATCTGATATCCTGGTCAATAGCAATAATATGTTTTCCAGAACCAATACTAATCTGACCTCCCAAAAGTGTAAGATCGTCATTATCGACACCGGTGTTCTTTACCGTGAATTTCATTGCTCCACTTTCTGCGTCGTCAGTAACATCTACTGTAGAAGCATTAATCTCCGCGTAAGGTGTATAATCGGAAACTCCTTCCATGAATGCAATACCACCAAGAGTATCATTGGCTATGGGCGCACGATTTGCCGACCCGCCCCAGCCACGATGTTTCGTGAAACTTAAAAAGCCGCCGCCATGGCCATTAGTACTATTAGTAATTACTAGTTCAGGCTTATTGGCGGTACCAGTAGAAGATATAATAGTAAAGCTAGTAGATTTTGCGTCGAGTACCGGGGCCGAATAGTCCGAAGAATAACCCAACGTTGCATTGCTTGTAGTTAAACTGTCAATCCCCCAGGCAGCTTGAGTATCGCCAAACTGTATATGTTTTCCCGAGCCTAGGTATACATTTCCTAACTCATTTGTTGCCGAGCCTAAATCTAGACCCTTTGCAGTGGCTGGATATAATGCTGTTGCGCTTAATGATAATTCATCAGATCCGGCTACTTCGAACGTAATCACGTCGTCTGCAGAAGCTCTAATTGAAGTGTCATTATCTTCATCAAGATCAATTCTTCCGGCGACAGCTAAATCATCAGCAATAGTAACGTTTCCGTCGGCAATGTCCAACGCTGTTTGACTATTTGTACCAGTAATTGTCAACTTCTCTTCAGAAGAATCCCACACAAAATGATCACCAGCTGTTCCACTATAAAAAGTAACATCTTGACCTGTGCCGTCGCCACCAACCACAATTGGCTTATCAATTTGAACCTTTTCGCCTGAATTTGTAGTAACAAATGTCATATAAGCATTGCTGCCCTCTTTAATTTCAAGCGCTGCCGCATTATTATCAGTAAGTGTTATATCAATTTGTGTGCCATCGGCAGAAATACTATCTAGAGCCACATCTCCAACATTTGTAATGCTAATGTCACTGAAACTGGTTGTTCCCGCTACAGTAAGATCGCCTGTCACAGCAAGATTGTCATTAACTGTTGTTACGGAAGTAGTATGGCCAATAGAAATAGGTATACCAGAAGTTGCAGTACCAATTGTGATCCCATTTGAAGTGTTGGAGCAATCAATATTAAGCGTGCTTGTGGAATCTAGTGAAATATTACTTCCATCGGAAACAAGAGCCCCGGAAACTGTCAAATCAGAACCTAAAGAAAAGTCTAATTCACCAACTTCTGCATGTTTCTCTGTTGCTTTGACCGCATGTCCAGAAGTTTTTTGTCGTCTGATTTGTCGACCCATTTATTTTTCTTCCTTATCTCTCAATCTCTCTTCTGTCCAAAGTTTATCTATAACTTCCCACGCGTGTTCATCTCCAATGGTTTCATACATTTCATGAAGATTCTTCCAAGCTTCATTCAAGGTTAATTTATTTTTGTTATATTCAACACAAATCAAACACACTTTAATTGTTCTCCCTTATCTCTACTGCTGCATAAAAAATAGCAATTGATGTAACAATGCCTGCTACGACTCCTCCAGCGAACCACCAATGAGAGTTTTTGTTTGGCCTGTCTAGAGCAATTTCTTGGAGCCTGTTAACTTCGTCGTCTTTAATCTTCAGAATTGAATCATATCTCTTTTGCAAAAAGTCAACTTCAATCTTTACCGTAGAAACTAAAAGATCGCATCTTATTTTTTCTTTTTCTTCTATATGTCCAATTCTTAATCTGCATTGTTCAAAATTATATTCTTTTTCTGCAATCGATTGAGCAATTGCAGATGAATTAAAAAGGACTCCTGGAAAAGGAGCTAGTTCACCTTGATTCATTGGTTTAATTTTTGGTGCTTCCTGTGCAAACGCCAACATTGGAAAAGTCACAAGCAACAATATTGCTATTATTTTATTCAGAAATATCAAAACCAAAGGCTCCTTTAACTAATTCTGCTAATGCTTTCGGATCATCTGCATGATTTTCAACAATTTCTTTAACTCTCTTTTTTTTATTTCTATCGAGAGTTTCATTGTTCTTTTTTAGTTCTGTCTCAACTTTTTCAATTGTTTCGTTAAAAGCCTTATTTAGCTCTTCTTTCTTCTTGGTCTCGGCCTCATGAGTTTTGTTAATAACATCAATTTGTTTTTTGTAGCTGTCATTTCTTACTTCTAAGACCCCAATAGCAGCTGCAGAGTCTCTTTTAAAGAAGACCCAAAGTACAATTGTATATAACAAAGCTATTGGGAAATACCAGTAAGTTTTTAACCAAAGCCAAGTTTTTTTGATAAGAAGTTTAAAAGCAATCCAATTCACTTATAAAATCTCCCCTCTCGATCATCCTTTACACCCTTCCCAAGCCAACGAGCTTTTCTTCCCCTGACGTCATAATGAAGGAATGTCTTGTACAAACCGACTCCGCCTTGCTTCATGAGTCCTTTTTTGATAAGTTCTTCGACAATCTTTTTAATTTCTTGCGGTTCCATCCCTTTTATTTTTATATCAGCCGCAGAGGCGGTCATATGCTGGCTTCGACGGGCGCCCTTAATCTTACGATTATATTTTGGGCTCCTGTACCCACTGATCACTTTAATCGGTTTGTCAATATGTTCTCTAAGCACTTGAAGATTTTCAGCCAACTCTTTTACATTATCCATGTGTTCATCTGGGACGTTGCTTCCATCTTTACATCGAAATTCTCCCAACGAAAAATTATTTGTAAGTTTATTGCTCATCGTCAGGTTTCCCATTTCCATGTTTCCAACGCGTTGCGATGTCTGCTAGACCTTGAATACCAATATACGCCAATGAAACAGCAACCCATTCATCCGGGCCTAGTTTACCTAAAGCCAAAAATGTGGTGGCTGTGGACCAAACTAAAAGTTTGCGGGATGTCCATCTTTCTAAATATTTGTCCATAAAAGCCTTTACTCTAGCCATAATATTTTCTCCTTTAATATAATATTTAGTTTATTTGTCTAAAAACATCTCATATTCTAGTACACCTTCGCTCAATTTATCAATAACATATTGTTTTTCGTTGTATGAAGCGAATTCATCTTTATAGGTATCTAAAAGTTGAGATGCCAATTCAGCAATCCTTTCTAATTTAGCGTTCTTTTTTATAAGATCCTCTAGTGACAGTTCACTAGTAGTAAGTTTCTCAGCTGTTTGCATTGTGTATGTTTCCTCCTTAATAATTAACATAAGCAAAGTCACCTTTCTTCTCAATCTCAATTGTCATATCTACACAGTCTTTCAGTGTATCCAAGTGAGAAATGAGAAGAACAGTTTTGAAGTACGATTTGACCATATCTAAAATTCGTATAAAACCTTCCATGTTTTCTTCGTCCAAAGCCGTTGCAGGCTCGTCTAATATAAATAGATCTGGTTTTGGCAAACTTGACACATTTAATAGTGCCAAACGAATTGCCATCGCTGCAATTGTCTTTTCTGAACCCGATCCTAATTCAATTGGTCTCGCATCAAATTTGGGGTGTTTAATAAATATTTCAAGTTTCTTATCTTCCGCTTCGAAGAAAACCTGAAAATCGACAATGTTCGCCAACACTTTTGCAACTTCCGCATTAATAATTGGAAGCCGCTTTTTAATTATATCATAAGCAATACCATTCGAATGCACACATCTCATAAACAAATCATAAGCAGCATATTCTTCGCGGAGATCGTGAAGCTCTTGTTTGTTGTTTTCGAGATTTGTTAGCATCTGCTCAATTGAACCATGTTCTTTAGAAAGTTCAATAAGGCGATCTTGACATTCTGACAAATTTTCTTTTTCTTTTATTGTAGCTCTCAAAAGATTGTCTTTCTGAAAGTTTAAAGCTTCCAAGTTCTCAATTGACAATTTGTTCTTATTATATTCTATTACCTTTTCATTTAGTTGTTCAATCTCTTTTTTAAATCCAACAATTTTTGTTTTATTTTTTTGTATCTCCAATTCATAAGAAGAAATTTCGGAATTTAATTGATTTTGTTTTTCAACAAGTTTATTATGTTTTTCAATGTGTTCTTCAATCTTTTCTGGGTTCAATTCTTGAATTTCATTGGAAGTTTCTATTTCTGTATTTCTTAATTCGGCAATTTCTTGTTTTACTTCATCAAGTTGTTTCAAGGCTCCGTAGGCATCCTTAATAAATTTGCAATGAGAAAATTCCTCTCCGCAAGGAACTTCTCCTAGGAGTGATGCTTTGTCTTCTTTAACTTTTAGTTTGGTTTCATGCAATTTGACATCATTGCAAATTAAATTTAGTTGATTTTGCTTTTCAATAACAATAGATTTATTATTTTTAGTTTCTTCGATATCAAAA